GAAGTGCGGGCGTGTGCCGCCCACGGCGTCGATCGCGGAGATCGCGTGGTTCACCCAGCCGGAGAGCGCCGTCTCACGCCCTCCGTTGGACACGGTCTCGACCAGCGGGTTCAGGGTGGTCTGCGCCACCCCAAGCGCCTGCGCCGTGGTGCCCATCATCAGGGCGTGCTCGGGATAGCGGGGCGTGGTGGAGATCAGCGTGTCGGTGCTGTCGTTGCGGCCCATGGAGTTGGACTGCCCATAGGCCGCAGCGATGTAGCAGAGGCTCGCATAAGTCGGTGTCGAGAAGTGGGTCGTCGCGTCGTAGCTATAGGCCGGCGTCACGGTCGCGGGCTGGAATGACGCGAGTAGGGCGTTCACCTCGGCCCGGGTGAGCACAGTCTCCAGGCCGTTCGGCCCGCGCTGCACCAGCCGACCGTCCGCCAGCAGAAAGGGCACGCCGCGCCGGTCGGCGCCCTGCACCCCCGCGACGGCCGGGACGCCACCCAGCGAGAAGGCGTCAGTCGTTGAGCCAATCACGCCGGATCGGGTCGACACCTCGGAAGCAAGGGCGTTTGCGGTGGGCGCGATCCCGGCGGTCACCTTGGCGTCCGTTTCTGCCCCGGTCAGAACCCGCTCAAGTCCCGTGGCTCCACGCTGCACCAGGCGGCCATCGGCCAGCAGGAAAGGCACTCCCTTCCCGTCCGGGCCGCTGACGCCCGCCACCGCCTTGGTACCGCTCAGTGAGAACTCGGCATTAGACGGGCCGAGCTGCGCGTCGAGAGCCTGCACGCGTGGCTCAAAGCTCTGCACCACCTGCACAGCATCCGTGAGGGGGGCAGCCGCGGCTTGCGCTGCTTCTGCCGCCTGCTGAGCGGCCGTCTTGTTCCCCTCCACCTCCACCCGCGCCTCCTGCACGGCGGCGGCGGTGGTGGTGACCTGCTGGACCTGGGGGGCGATGGTGCCGAGGGCGTCCTGGCGGATGAGGCCCACCGTCAGGAGCCGCGGCTGTGGAACTTCGGCCTCGTCATCCTGGGCGATCAGCAGACCTTCAGCGCCGGTGAGCGGGGCGGCCTCCTGCACATCCTTGATCAGCCGCAGGTCGAAGGAGCGGTTGCCAGGAAGTGCCAGAGCCGTGCTCCCGCTGCCCACTGCCGAGGCGGCTACAGGCGGGCCGCTCGCGCGCAGCCATGCCTTCGTCTCGGCCGGCCGGGGCTCGTCGCAGTCCACCGACAGCGTCCAGTCACCTGGTGCGTCGATGTAGATCTCGGCGCTGTACCGGCCTGTCTCCAGATGGGCGAGATCGTCGGCATCGAGGGTGATATCGGCTCGGTCCGGACGTTCCTGCCGTACGCGCAGCCCTTCCACGTCGATGAGCTGTCCCGTGACGGCATTCCGGGCCTCGATCATCAGCGACAGGGTCGTGCCGGTGGTGGTGCTGAAGGGCAGCCCCGTATAGGCCGCGCCGAAGTACGCGCGCAGCGTCACATGCACCGGGAGGGCTCCCGCCATGCCATGCACTCCGGATTGTGGGTGGTGGTGCCGCTAGGCGGCGAGGATCGCGTCGGCCCGCTCGCGCGTGAGCAACTGGCGGCTCACCAGCAGATCCATGCCGGCGGCTAGTTCGGGGTGGTCCAGCTCCACCACCTGGGAGGCAGACAGTTCGTCCAGAAAGACCTGTAGCGCCGGATCGTCGTTCTCCAGCCCCTTGGAGGCAGCGAGGGTCAGCGCACCCTTCTCTTCCGGTGTAAAGCGGGCCCGGAACTCGCGTGGGGTGCAGGTGCGAGGGGCCGCAGGAAACGGCTCGATCTCCAGGCCATCCAGGAGCGCATCACCCGGCTTGAGCGCCTGCCACGGCCCGTCCTCGGGGATGAGCCAGATGTCGGTGCCATCCGGGTTCGCGAATTGCGCACGCATGCCGGTCACCCCTTGATGCATTCGACGGTCGCCCTCAGGCTGTAGAGCTGTACGGCCTCGCCCGTGCTGCTCTGCGCCCGGAATGTCAGCACCCGGCTCTCGGCCAGCGGTGCGCCAAGATCCAGCAATCCGTGCACGACCGCGTTGACATACTGGCCTGGCACCATCGCGGCATAGGCAATGTCGAAGGTGGACGCGTCGGCTGTGTCAGTGCTGTTCCGCAGACCGGCCGACATGGCAATGTCGCGGACGGCGCTTCCTCCACTTCCCATGCAGCGCGCCCGGCCCGTGACGAGTAGCGAGCGAGTGCCCGCCGGAATGCCAACGGACACGAAGTTGCCGAGCGCCACGACAGCAATGTTGCCGTCCCAGGATACTGGTACGAGCGGCTGCTGCCTGTAGGGTGCGCCGTCAGCGTAGCCACGCAGCGCGATCTCCTCGGCAACAGCCACGCATGTGACGCGCCGCACGCCTGTCGGCCAGTTGATGGCGCTGGTGCCACCTGAACTGTTCAGAATGATCGTGTCGCGGCTAACGTTCGGGGGACCGCCTGCGGTCCACTTGCCGTAGAATAGCTCCCAGGTCGCGCTGTCCTCACTTTCTGCGCGCCAGGTGTAGGTCCGACCTGAAATTGCCCCGGCCGATGCCGGATCGAGATAGCCCGTTGGGGTCGCGCCCTGAACATAGGCACCCGTGCCCTCCGTCGCGGACAGAAAGCGGGCGTTGTCGAGCAGGTAGACCAGATCCGCCATTCAGCGGTCCTCCTGGATGGCGATGGTAGCGCTGTAGAGCTGGCCGTCCTCGCTCCAGGCCCGCCGAGGCTGGGGTGCTGGAATGTTGGTCAGCTTGCCAAAGACGGCCGAGCGATCGGCCCGGTCGATCCGAGGGATTACGAGCAGCTGCTTCTGCGTGCCTGCATTCAGACCGATCCCCTCCAGGGCGTCGGCCTGGGGCAGCAGCAGCGATGAGAGGGCGAGCTGGAACCGGCGCCGCGTGGGTTCTGAGACGGTGTCCACGACACCCGGGTCGAACTCGCCCTCCGACCAGAAGCCGTTGCTGACCAGCGCATCGCCGGCCCACAGGCGGCCGAACTGCAGGTAGGGCTCCGCCCCGGAACTGATGACCAGCCGCAGGTAGCGGGCCGCGACCGTCTCAGGCAGCACCCAGCACCAGTAGCCGCGCGGCATAGCCAGCGGCGCAGCGATGGTGCCGGAATCTGTCCCACCCAAGGCCGTGTCGCTTAGGCTGGCCGTGATGGTGGCTCCATCAGGCAGGACACCGTCGCGCGGCGCATAGAGCACGACGCAGCGCACCGCGCGTGGGCCGGCCAGGGTCAGGTCCAGGGTGTGGTCCGGCCCCGGTCCCAGACGCCAGATCTCGGCCAGCATGGTGGTCAGCAGAGACCGGACACCCAGCCCCTCCACCTCACTGTCCGTCGTGATCGTGGCCCCCGCCTCGTCACCCCAGCTCCGGGGCGAGATCAGCGTCGGCATCAGCCCCACACCTCCACGGTTCCGGCATCCCCCTGATCGTCCCGGCTGACCGCCACCCAGCGCCGGCCGGCGAGCCAGCGGTGCTCGACGGTGACCACGTCCCCCAGGTCCAGCAGATGCCCGTAGCGCCCCAGCGGCAGCCGCCAGCGGCGTCGCCGCGGCGCGTGGAGCGTCAGCAGGTAATCCGCGAGCACCTGTGCATCAGATGCCTCCGTGAAGCCGGAGATGAGCGGCTCCGGGTCGGTCGCCCCGCGCGCGTTGCTGAAGACCACCGGATCGAAGGCGGTCGCGACCTGATAGGCCGTGCCGTAGTGGGCGGCCTGCTCCGGATCGTCCGCCGCCAGGCCGGCCAGGTCGGTGGCTGACTGCACCACCCCGAGCCGTCCATAGCCGACCCGCTGGCGCCACCTCTGGGCCGTCCAGGGCACCTCGACGGGGTCGCCATCCAGCATCCAGGACCGCAGCGCAACGGCGGGCACCGCAGCCTCCGGACGCGGGATGCGCCCGGCAGCATAGCGGCCGAGCCGGTCTCCACCCCACCAGCCGGCGCAGGCCGTCACGATTTCATCGATGGCCTGGGTCACCGTCCCGCCGAAGCGATGGAACCCCGCCGGGCCGGGCGGCAGAGCGCCCAGCCAGCCCGAGGGATCGATCCGCTCATCTCCAAGCCCGCCCGGGCCCCGCAGGAGTGCCAGGGCAATCTCTCCATGGCTCTGCCCGCCCGCCGCCCTGGCGTCGCAGGTCACCTGACCGATTGGCGCGCTGCCGAGCCGCACGAGGCCGAGGGCAAGGCAGGTGGCGCACTGCGTGACCGCGAGGGCCGCCGCGCGGAGGGCGGCGAGGCTCGGATAGTCGCCGGCGACCGTGTAGGGCGCGCCCTGGTCCCGCACCCCGGTGACGGCGCTCAGGGGTACGGCGGCCACGAGATAGATCCCCTCCCCCGCCAGCAAGGCCGTGGCCGGGATGTTGGACACCGCCCCTCCCAGCCAGGGCCGCGCCTGGCCAGCCAACCCGGCATCCCCCTCCAGGTCGCCCGTCCCGGCAAAGGGAGTTGTCAGCGGCACGTCCAGGTCCGTGCTCGCCTCGCGCAGCGCGACGGTGATGCGGTCAACAGCTGAGCGCACGGCCGAGACGATGCGTAGCTCGGCAACCCGCCCGAACTCGTCATAGCCGGCACGCAGCGGCGTCCGATGTGGCCCGCGGCGGATCACCGCCGGCCGGCCCTCCAAGGACCACTCGCCGGCGACCACATCGAGGGCACGGTCATCGTTCCGCAGCGCCAACTCGCCCGCGCTGAAGCTACTCCGAGATCCATCCTCGGGCAGGACGCCGATGGCACGCACCAGCGAGGGCGGCTCCAGCAGCCGGGGCTGGTAGGGCGTGTTCGGCCGCGTGGCGTCGCCCGGCTCCCCAGTCCAGCCCCGGAGGCTGTAGCGGAGCACCGTGGCGGCAGGAACGCCGGCGCCGGGCGCGTCCGGCTGGCCGCCCACCGCGTGGCCACCGGGCTGGCCAAGCGAGGCCAGCTCCACCACGACCATCGACGGTGCCGAGCCGAGTTCGATCAGGAATTCGGCCGGGTCATCGCCAAGGTCGGACAGCAGGAAGCGGGCGGCGAAGCGGTCAGGGCCCGGCGGCGCCGAGCCGGGAGCATCCGTCCCGGAGATCAGGAAGCCCGTCATGCCGCCCGCCGCATGAAGCCTTCCAGGGCCAGGCGCAGGGACTGGTTCTCGGCACGGAGCGCCGCCTGCTCGGCGGTCATGCGGTCGATCGCCGTCACGATGCTATCCGTCTGCTGCCGGGCAATCTCAGCCATGGCCGAGTTGGTCAGGGCGTCCGCGCTCACGTTGCTGATGCGGTCGGCGAGCTCCAGGATCCGTGCATCGGCCGACGCGCGCCCGGGCCCGGCGCCGTAGGCACCAGCCGCCTGGCGATACGCATCCGCATAGCTCGTGAACTGCTGGAGGCTGTCGAAATCGCCTGCCGCGGCAGCGCCCGCCACTGCCTGGAACTGCCGCTCCGCCTCGGAATATCGGGCCGATGCCGTCAGGCTGCTGTCTGAGCCAACCCGGAGATTGCGGATATAATCCGTGATCCCAGAAAGGGTGCTGGTGACGCTTTGGGCAGCCGAGATCCGCTCCTGGGCCGCTGCCGCAGCTTCCTGCGCCGCCGCTGCCTCCTGCTGCGCCTTGGCTGCATTGGACTGGTCGATGACGGCCTGCCGCTGGAGATCCTTCACCTCGTCGAAGGACCGGACGGCGGCGGCAAGCTGCTCCTGGCCGAGGCCCATGTCCTTGATCTGATCAACCAGCGCCGTGTAGTCGGCCGTGCGCTGCAGGTCGAACTGCTGGAGCTGCAGGCCCAGCGTGGCGTCGGCATTGCCGCGAAGCTGCGCCGCTGTGAGGCTGTAACCCGCGATCATCTGGTTATACTGCAGGTTGCGGGCTTCCGTGAGCTTGTCGATCTGCTCCTGCATCACGTCGGCGATCGGTTCGATCGCTAGCCCATACTCCTTAGCCTTGTCGATCAGCGGGCCATAGGCGTCCGAGACCTGCTGCAGCGACTGCGCGAACTGCGTCGGCTTCTCGGGGTCGAGGTTGTCCTGGAAGGCCTTGTAGGTCGTGTTCGTCCAGTCGAGCGCCTGGAGCAGCCTGTCGATGTCGCCCGTGCCAACCGTGTTGTAGGTCGTGCGCAGATTGCCCTGGAGCTGCCAGGCGTTCTGCTCCAGCAGATCCCTGGAGATGTCCTTCATCATCTGCTGGGCTGAGGCTTCGTCCGAGCCATAGTCGTGCCGCTCGCTGGTCTGCCAGAACAGCCCGTCGCGATCGCCGGTGCCCACGATATACTGGCCGTAGGGCGTGATCCCGTAGGAACTGCTCATCTGGTTAGCGAACTGCCTGACCGTGTCGGCCATCGAAGCCGCTGCGTCGCGGTTCTCCTGGCTGTACCTGTCGCCGCTCAGGCCGCCTGCCAGCACATCTCCCGTCGCGGTGTTGAGCAGCGCCGTGCCGGTCCTGTCTGAAGGCTTCTGGCCGGGCAGCAGTGAACCAATCAGCATGAGCGCCGCGGCGGCAATCCAGCCATAGACGGGGACGGCAGCCATCGAGCCGGCAAGAGCTGCGTAAGTGCCCATGCCCGCCATTGCAGTACCACCAATTCCCTGGATGTTCCCGCCGACGCCGCCCCTGTTGAACCCCTGATAGGCGCTATATGCGCCGCCGACTGCTGCTAGGCCGCCAGCGGCGGCACTGCCGACAGTACCCATGCCCGACGCGCCAGCGACCGTCTCGGTTCCTACCGCCCCCATCGGGGCGCCGCCGACATAGTTGAATCCACTCGACGCGAGATTGCTGGCGACCCCCGCGTCCAGGGCAGCCGCGCCGCCAATCGTGGGGTACAATGGCTCATTCAGGAAACCGCCCACATTCGTGCCGGCGAGGCTGTCAAAGCCAGAGACGTAGCTATTCGTGGCCCAGTTATAGCTCCCCGACATGTATGTGCTCGGGTTCAGGCTGCTGGCGTTATTGTAGAGGCTATACCCCTGCATCCCCGTCTGCGCGTAGCCGAGCAGGCCGCCGCTGCTGTCGGTTACCGGGAGCTTCACAGACGTTGCGCCGCTCGCCTGCCCCGCGACGGTCAACACCCCATTCAGCGTCCCCCGGTCCCCTCCGAAGACGGCATTGAGCGTCGGGTTGATGATGGCCATCCGCAAACCGGCCTGGATCACCTCCGAGAAAACGGCCTTGGCGATGTTGCCGAAGTCTACTGCCTTCAGGCTTCCATTGGCGAAGGCCTCGGTGATTGCATTGCCGATGCGATCGAATGCCTGCTCGCCTACCCGCGTCAACTCGTCCCACGAGTTCCTGAGCTGCGTACCGCGCTGCCGCGCGTCCACCAGCTGGGCGGCGAGACGCTCCAATTCGCGCGCCTGATCCGCAGGTGTGTTGTCGTTCGCCGCATCCTGCCGTGCCTTCATGACCGCAAGCTCGCGCTCACGCACGTCCGCTGAGGCACCGATCAGCTGCGTCTCACGTTCGATTAGAGCCAGCTGATCGGTCTGGCTCAGGATGGCTTGGTTCGCCTTCCGGCGGGCCTCCTCCTCGGCGAGGGCGCGATAGCGCGTCGTCAGTACCTCGACAGCGCGCCCATACTTGTCTGTGCCTTCCTCAGCCCACTTCAGCGCCTCAGTCTCGGCGCGGACCTGGATCTCCATTTGCCGACCGGCTTCGCTGCTCTGCCCATATGCCGAAGCGATGCGCGCCTCGCCATTGATCTGTGCGTTCAGCAGAACCAGTGAGGTGGTAAACTGTTCGTCCAGACGACGCTGCGCCAGTTCGCGCGCGCGGGTCTTTTCAGCGACGGTCGCATGAGCACGACCGGCGGACTGAGCCGCTTTTTCTAGCTGCTCCTCCGCCTGAGCCAAGTCACGGGACGCGCCCTCGGCCTGACGGGCCAGGGCGATCTGGCGCTCCAGGTCGCGGAAGGCGTCACGAACTGGATCGCTGTTGCTGCCCGACTTTTTGCGCGGGCTTGTATTCGCTACTGCGCCCGCAGACAGCTGTCCATTGCCGGCACCGTCCACAGACTGGCCGCCCTGCGCAAAGCCGAGCCAACCAGCCAGCGGGTTCTTCAGGGAGAACTCATCGAGTTCCCGGATAATGCGCAGCAAATCCGCCAGGCGGTCGATAGTCCAGGCGAGCGCCTTCATGGCTGGGCTGTCCGCCCCGTCAAAGGGCGCACGCATGACGTCCCAGGCCTTGGTAAGCTCCTCTCGCAGGCTACGCCATGCGCTTTCCAGCGGCGTCACCGGATCAGCCGCGCTGGCTGTCTGCCTCCGGAGCATCTCCAGTACCTGAGCGAATGCCTGGGCTGTCCGGCTGTTCTTTTCCATGCCCTCCAGGGACTTGGCCATCTGCGCCGTGAAGCCCGGGAACTCCTTCTCGTAGAGTTCGCGCGCGACCGCGCCCGGCTCCCTCATGGCCCTCGCCAGCAGCTTCGCCTGCTCGGTGGCCTCGCCCCCCATGACCGCTGCCAGATCTTCGGCAACACGGGTGAGCGTGACGAGATCCTGAGTGGTGCCCTGAAACTGAGGGGAAGACGCGACGGTCTGCGCCACCGCCGTCCGCTCGCTCTGGCCGAGCGAAGACCCCTGCCCAACCTGGCCGGCGGCGATAACTTGCCGTGACATGGCGGCATAATCGGTGCGGGTCGCGCGAAGCTTGTCCGCAACATCGTCCAAGCGTCGGGCGGCCGTCTCAGCGATCGCAACCAGCCCACCGAAAGCTGCTGTCGCGCCGACCAGCCCCAGCCTCAGCGGCCCAATGGATGCGGCGACCGCAGCGAAGGTATTGCGGACGCCGCCAAAAATCTGGGTGATCTGGGGGCCCTGCTGGATAAGCCCCTGCATGGCCCCGCCGCCGCTTGCCATGGTGACAAAGAGGTCGTTCAGCTGCGGCGTTAGCTGCTGCATTTGCTGCGCCGTAACGCGGGCAGAGGTGCCTAGCTTGGCTTGATCGTCTGAAGCCCCTGCATAGGATTGGCGAAGCCGCTGAGCTGACCTTTCGGCGTCGGCAACAGCCCGGTCGCGCGCTACAGAGGCGCGCTGGATGGTCTGGTTCGCCTGCTCCTGGGTGGCCTCCCCGCGCGCCACCGCCTGCCTGGTGCTTTCGATTTCCGCCGCCAGTCGCTTGTTGGCCTGCTCGACCTTGGCCGCGAGAAGGGCCGCCTCGTCATACTTGCGGCTGAGGCCGGTCCATGTCGGGCCTGAGCGGGCGACACGCTGTTCCGTCGCCTCAATCTGAGCGCCGGCAGCCTCGGTCTTGGCGCCGAGGCGCTCCATTGCCTGCGCCGCAGCGGTGGCACCTGCGGACATCTGGTCGCGGAAAGCGCCACGGAACTCGGCCTCGGTCACGGAGGCTAGAGATGCCATCCAACAGCCTCCTCTTGAATCGGAAAGGGCGCCCCGGATGGGACGCCCCTGAAATGCGAAGGGCCGCCACCGGGCGGCCCCTCAAGGTATATGCAGTGCTGATACCCTTGCGGGTGTCAGGCTTCGCAGGCCAGTGGCGCGCAACGCTCTATGGCTTCATGTCGCTGGTGCGTGGCTCCGCTGGCCAGCAGTAGAAGGTTACGGGCCTCGATTATGCTTCCTGCGGCCTCGGCCTTCTCTGCGGCGTCCAAAGCTGCCCGGATTAGGGCATAGCCTTTCGCTTCGGCGTTCCAGGCTGCTTCGTAGGCTTCGAACCAGTCTAACTCTTTGTTCAGTGACACAGCCGGCAGCAGCACCGGTGCCGCCGCGAAGGGTAGCGCACGGCTGGCCAGCATGGACGTCACGGTCATGACGTTCCGGCGGGAGAGGACGGGCATCAGTGGGCCTCCCTCTGCCCGACGGACAGCCGGCTCATCGCCGCCAGGACATAGTCGAGGCTCTGTCGCTCGGTCATGCCGGCCGTAAGCACGTTGGCCGCATCAAGCGCCGCCGCGTCGTAGTCCGAACGCAACCGCGCCAACACCACACCCCGGTCGACCAGGGAATCGACCCAGCCCTGCGCCATGAAGTGCGGCGCGATGGTCAGCACCTCAGCCAAGGTAGAAACCGTGCGAAGGTCCTTACCCCAGTCCCGGCGCACCATCCGAAGGTACTGTCGGCGAAGCTCCCGAGACGCCCCGGTGGCAGCCATCAGGTCGTCCAGTGCGTGCCAAGGAAAGTCTGGCCCCTGGAACGGGGACCGGAAGAAACGCACCGGGCGGCCATTCACCGCGGCGGTGTGGATGGGGGCAACGAGCGTCGACATCAGTGCGCGTTCCCGTTGATGGTGCGAGGCGTGCCGGGCGTGACGGTGACCGTAACTGTCCCAGGGACCGGTGGCATCTCGTTGTCCAGCAGATCGGGCTGGCTAAGAGCACCAGCCATCGCCGGCACCCACTCAAGACCGAGCTTCACCCAAAGCTGGGCGCCTGCACGCTCACCGAAACAGCGGACCGCCGTGTTCACCTTGCGCAGCTTCAGGCCGTCCGGAGTGGCGGTGTCGCCATCCTCATCCAAGGCGACGGGCGCGACACTCTGCCCATTGGTGAAGTGCCGGAACAAAACAGCGTAGCACTCCCTCTTGTACAGAAGGACACGCTGTCGCGTCTCTTCGTCTTTCACCCGGCTCTCGTCGATGGTGAAGAGCCATCCGTGAAGCAAGTCCATGCGGAGACAGAAGGTTTCCTGTGGTCCGCCGGCCGAAGGGAGTACCGTGACGGTACCCCCTTCCGAAAGGATCGGGTCAGCCTGGATTCTCTGCTTCTGCTTGTTGGCGGCAAGCCCGAGAGCGTCGCAGATGGGGTTGATGGCCACGAACACCCCCTCAGGGCGCTCTACCGCAAAAAGGGTAGCGCCGTGGAATTCCACGGTGGTAAGGGACCGATTGGTCACTGTCTGTCCTTTCCAGACGGTGGTTATGGCCGTTTGACCCGTTGGCGCGGGTCTTGGGCCAGAATGAGATGCCGGTCGGCGGGGTCTAGGCTTGCGACCCCTGCCCCGCCGCCGGCTGACCGCCCCCGAGGGGGCGGGGCGCCTGATCTGCCTCTCGGGCCTTCATCAGGCAGAATTCGATTTCGCTGTTCATAGAGCGCTGATTGGCCTCAGCACGCCCCCGAAGCCATTCTTTAAGGTCAGCAGGCATCCGAAGCTTGAAAGCTGGTTGGTTCCGCATGGCCTCCTCTTCCGATGGCACGGTGCCATCAACTGCACGATGGCACCGTGCCACCATGGCAGTCAAGCGTGGTTGATGGCACGGTGCCTTCATGGCCCGCGATGATCCGAAATTTGTTCTCCGCCTGCCGGCAGATCTGAAGGCGCGCGTCGAAGCTGCCGCGAAGGCAAATGGCCGCAGTATCAATGCAGAAATTGTTAATACTCTTTTGGACGAATATGCAGACGCATCGGAGCGACCCCAAGGCAATTCACCAGCGGTCGATGTAATCGAACTGGTTATGGAATTGCTTTATGATCAGCAAACGATGTTTTTTGACGCGATAGAAGAAGCCAGGAAAGCCAACGACGGCAAAATACCCGACAGTTTGCTTGCAATGACCCCTGTGGTTCGCAGCTACGCTGAGCGTATTCGTGAAGCGAGAACGCGTATGAAGGAAGTTTCTAGTCGCCGTAATAAGGAATAGCCCCATGCGCCGGATCGCTGTTGTTGCTCTCCTTCTGTCCTCTTGCGCCTCTTCGCCCCCAGCAGGTGTTCCATTCGTGCCACCACCGCCACCGACGCCCGAGGAACGAGCGGAAATAGAGAGAAGCTGGGCCGAGATCCGCTCCCGCCCCGACGCTCTATCCGGCATCCCAGCAACACCACCGTCGCCCGAGGCCGGCCGCGAAGCCGAACTCCTCGAACGCGCCCTGACCAACTCCCCTGATTATGCCCAGGCCGTCCGCCGCGCCGCCGTGGCCAACATCAACGAGGCCCCGCCCGTCCCCCGCGAGCGCCCCCAGGCCCGAGAGGCCCGGATCGCTGCCGAAGAGGCCCGTCTGTCCGATCTCATCGAAAAGCGCCGGCGCGAGCGGCTGGCTATGCGGGAACAGTCCAACCGCGCGAGCCAGGACCAGGCTGCGATAGCCGCTTGTGAGGCCCGGGGGGCTCAGATCGACGCTTCGATGTACAGCCGACGCAGCATCCTCAATCTGGACGGCGCCATCGCAGGCGCCCAGGCCCGAAACGCCTGCATCGAGGCGTACCGGCGCACGGGAGTGATGCCTTAGGCTCTGACCCCGATCACCAGCGCCGGGCTGTCCACCACCTTGCCGGCCCGGCGCCCGTTCTTCAGCACGTAGAGCCCGGGCGCTCGGATGCGATAGAGTTGCGATACAACCAGCGTTGGGAACCGGCGCCGCACCGCCACCAACGCATCCCCGAACATATCCGGCGGCACGCTAAACCGGAGCCGGCGGCCACCATCGAACTGGACCTGCACGCGCCGGGAATACGGAGCGAGGTTATACAGGATCAGCTCCTTGGCGGCCCCGACCTTCTCCGGGTCGAACGTCTTCTGGCTGAACGGCCGCCCATCCACCGCGACCCAGAAGCTCTCGCGGAAGGCCCCGGACTTCACAGGCGACCGAGCCCGCAGGAAAGCCAGCGCGAAGACGGCCGCCTCGCCCAGAAGGTTGAAGCGGTAGACGATCATGCCCTGCGGCTTGACCTGCGCCTCTGGCACCCCTTCCCGCCCGTCGACGATGGTCCGGTAGCTGTCCGGCGCCCTCCCCGTCCGGATCAGATCCTGCCGCCCCTCAATCGCCGTCCGCGCGAGCAGCGACGATTGAGCGGCAGGGGTCAGGTTTCGGTCGATGAATACGCTGACCTGACGCCTGAAGGCCGACCCGCTCATGACGCCCCTTTCTGCTTGGTGCGCCAGAAGTCCAGAAACTCGTCATCCATGCACCCAAGCAGGGCGTCCAGGAAGGCGATATCCTCTGCGCTGTAGCCGTGGTGCAAACCCCAGGCCTGCACCGCCGTCCAGGGGATGCGCGCCGGTTCGCTGGTCAGTCGCATCGCCCCGAGGGGGCTCGCGAAGCCGCGCACCTGGTGGAGCCTCTCAGCACTCAGCCGGAAGAAGGCCCTCCACACCCAGGCGAGCCATTCCGGCACCTCCGGCGAGGGTGGGCGATCTTCTTCCGGTATTGTCTCAAGGAACTCGCGGTGGCCGCCCCACTCCAGCGTTAAGCGGAGGGCCGTTCGGAGTTTCCCGCGGCTTCCTCCAGGTCCGACTGCCGCCGGGCGTGCACGAGGTTCGCGGCTGCATAGCAGGCGTCCAGCAGCGGGCGGAAGCGAGGTTCCAGCACCATCTGCTTCAGCTCATCGAAGGTGACTTCGCGGCCATCCTCATGGTGGAGGTTCCGCACGTCCATCGTGACATGCTGCAGCAGGCACTTGGCGCCGATCTCGCGCCGGTCGTTCTCGGGAATTCGGTCCACCTGGCCGCTGTGCCGCTTGGCCGCGACGAAGAGACGCTGGCGCAGGGCGTCCTGGTACTTATCGGTATAGCCACGGGTCCGGATTTCGAGGTCGTCGTATTCCAGTCCCGGCGACACCCAGTCGCCCTCTTCGGCGGCGGTGTCGGCGGTGAGGAAGGAAAGCTTCGCCATGTGCGGTGTCCTGTGCGGGTGTGCGGGAGGCGGGGCCGACGCTGCCCGCACGACAGCGCCGGCCCCTTCACGCGCCAGCGCCGCGGCGCCGGCTGCGCGATTACGGGGTCGCTGGCAGGCGCTCGATCATGACCGATCCGTTTGTCGGGTCGGGGTTCCCTTCCAGCGTCACGCGACACATGACCGGCTGGTTGATCCCGCCGGCCGTGATTCCGGGGTTTGTCAGCACACATTGCGGAATGGTGAAGCGGTAGCCATCGCCATTCGCATCCACCGTTCTCCAAGACAGCGCACCAGCGGTCTCCGACTTGAAGCGCTGGTAGAGGCTGAAGTCACGGAAGTAGAACTCGGCCGTGCCGCCGACCGTGAGCGTGCCCATCCGCATGCCCTGCGCAGCGGCCGAACCGAGCGCGAAGTCCGCAGCGGCCCCGTCATTGCTGATGTTCAAGGTGATGGCGTTGCAGCCCGTCGCGATCGGATTGCCGTCCAGCGTCACCTCCTGAACCCCGGACACCGGATCCATGACCGTCCCGTTGGGCGCTGCCGTATAGGGTGCGGTTGAGGCCGTTGCGGTGAAGTCCGCCTCCTCCTTGGCGAGCACATTGAAGGAGCCGCCAAGGAACTGACCACGGGCGACGGTGAGCGAGGCCGAGGTGAAAAAGCTTCCCGGGTAGCGCAGAGCCAAAGCGGGGCTGAACAGCTTCTCGATCAGGAAAGACTTAAAGATGGTGCCCGGCTTCAGAACGTCCGCCGTCCACTCGCCGCCGAGCACGCCCGAAAGGATGTCGTCGAAGGTGCCATAGCTCAGGGCGAAGTTGATGGAGCCTGCGGCGCTTTCGTCTGTCGTCACGGCAGCCGAGGCCTGACGGTCCCCGCGGATCTCGTTCGGGCGCTGGCGGGTCTTGCTGCCCGACAGGCTCTCGCCCGTGTAGCGGATACCCTTCAACTGCGGCGCGGCTGGCAGGATGCCCCAGACGGTCTCTTGCACATAGCCGATCTGGGCGAAGCTGCTCTCCACGCCCGCCTGATAGCCGGTGGTCCCTGCCATCGGTCTTTCTCCATGAAAAAGGGCGCCCCGAGGGACGCCCTATCGCGTGACGATGAGGCCGATGGCCCCGGGTTCAGGCGCCCTTGGCGACCGGCTTTTCGGCGGCCTTGGGCTTCGGCTCGGCGATCTCGGCCCGCTGCCCTGACAGCAGGTGCGGCGAGAAGTTCTCCGGCACGGTCTGCTCGCCGGCCTTCTTCCCGTCCGGGCCCTTGATGACGTAGGTCACCGTCTTCTCGGCCATGGCGGCCTCCTCAAGCTGGGATGGTGAAATCCTGGTAGGAGTACGGAATGCGCAGGGCCAATCGCGCCCAGTTGCCGTCCTCGTCCGCCGGGCCGCTCGGATCCAGGATCGCGCCGCGGTAGGTCACGGCTGCTGGCGGCAGGCCCCGGAAGGCGTTGGCCAGGGCCTTGCGTTCGGTCAGCCCCGAAGCGATGCCTGAGCCGGTCGGGATCATCAGGTGCAGGTGGACCATGCCGGTCTCCTCCCACACCCCCTCCCTGCCCATCTCCATCGCCTCTGACAGGTCGCCGCTGATCTCCACCGCGAGCCAGTGGAAGGGAGCGCCGGTGGCCGCGTCATAGGGCTGCGGATCCGGGAAGGGCTCATTCGGCCAGGCCACTGGCAGGCCAAGGGCGCCGGCGGCGGCCTCGATGCGGGCCTTCGCGTCGGTCCAAACCTCGGGGCTGCTCACAGACGAATCCACCGCGAAGATTTGCCGCGCCACCACGGGCGCCGACGAAGTCGTGGCTTCATGCGTTCCCACCGAGCCAAGGCGACCAAAGACACGGGACGCTCATGCCAGAAGAACCAACCCTTGAGGACCATTCGCAGCGGGGGCTCTACCGGGAATGCCATGGTCAGCCCCTCACCCATAAGGACCAGCCGATCAGGTCCGCCCCCTCATAGACCGGTCGGGCTCCCTGCACTGTGGCCTGCCGGCCGTCCAGCACGAGCAGATGCCCCGTGGTCGGAGCGCCGAAGCCCGCCGCGTCTAGCTCATCCGCCAGGATCTCCACCTGCTGGTCGCCCTGCTGGATGGCGCCCTCGATCTCCCCAGGCCGGTAGAGGCGCGGGAAGCCCATCAGGTCCACGGCCTGCTGCGGCACGCCGTTCGTCGCACGCCGGATCAGGCGCATGGAACGCCCCCGGCTCCGGATCATCCGCCTGCGGGTTTCGAGCATCTGACCCATGTCAGGCGAAGCCTATACGCAGATATGGCGCCAGCGCCGCGGTAGCCTGGGGCGGCATCGCCCCCATGTCGGCGGTTGCGATGTAGGAAGCGGAGCCAACGCCCTCGGTACTCTCGGAGCGGAGCATGGGGTCACGGCCGCGCCCTGCGATCCGGGCTGCGACCAGGGTCAGGCATGCCTGCTCCACATCAGCCGGCAGGCGATCGGCCGAAAGCGCGGTCCCGAATGTGCTGTCTTCAGGCAAGATCCATCCGGCGGTGTAGGTGACCACGGCGGAGCGCCCGTACCACGGCGAGCGCCCCCAGCCCTCCAGGCGGTACAGCAGGCCGGCGGAGCGATTGCACTCCATGGTGTCGGCAGCCACCGCGTTCCCGTCCAACAGGACAGCGACGTCGCCGATTACCGGCGCGCGGGACAAGATGAGCGGCCCGGAGCCGCAGGGGCGAACGGTCTCTGCCACCGTTTCCCGGGCGAAGGCCCGGTTGCAATGGTTCACGATCGCGGATGAAGCCGCGTCGATCAGGTCCAGCAGATAGGGGCCCGGCACCGCCTCCACGGACAGTTGCAGTTGGTCCCGAGCGCGGACTTCGCTGGTCAGGCGGTAGCTGAGAGCGGGCGTGATGACGGTCAGCATTATGCGCCCGCCACCGGAGCTACGCGGATGGGCCCGGGCGCGGCCTTGGGGGCGGTGCCGTCCTTGCCATCCCGCCCCCGCTTGACCGCCAGGCGCCAGCCGGCGCCCGTCTCGGGCTTCTCCGAGGTCTTCTCCTGGGCGATCCAGAGCGAGCCGCCCCAGGTCACCGCATCGCCCTTCTGATACTCGCCCTCGCGCCACACGCCGCGGTCCAGGACCACAGGCACGGTCAGGGGAAACTCCTTCGTCTGGTCACCCCGGACAAACCGCAGGACGATATTGCGCTCGCCGTCATGCTCGACGGTTAGGTCGTCAAAGCCGAAAGCGTCTCGCGGCCGGGGAATGGCGTCGACCGCCTTCGCCACCATACGCTCGACTTCGACCGGGTCCACGTCGCGGCCCACGACCGGCCCGAGATCCTTGACCTTGCCATCCGAAAGGGTCAGCACCAGCGATCCCTTGCGGTCGATAAGGGCCCCGGCGACCCCGGCACCGTCGCGCGGCTTGGGCATCGCCTCGACGGCCTTTTGCACCTGGGTGGCCACCATCTGCGCCACCTCGTCGGGGGAGACGCTGGTGCCGTCCTTGGGCGCGGGGATCGCAGCCACAGCCTCTCTAACCTCACGCGCCACCGCCGCCCGGATCTGCTCGGGATCGGCATCACGACCATCCCTAGGAGACGGCAGAGCCGCCACAGCCCGGTCCACAGCCTCCGCAACCATCCGCTCCAATTGATCACGCAGGGTGGCGGCCACGGTCTCCGCGTCCGCGTCCTTACCGTCCCTGCCATCCTTTGGAACCGGCATTCTGGCGACCGCCTCGTCCACCATGCGCTGGATCTCCGCAGGATCAGGGTCCCGGCCGTCCCGGCCATCCTTGCCGTCCTGCCCGTCGCGCGGCACCGGCAACGCGGTCAGGCGCTTCTCCAGAGCCTCAATGCGCGACAGAAGAGGCTCAACGACCCGGCCGAGATGGGCCTTCACGGCCTCCACAACCTCCTGGCCGAACGCCTTTCCGTCGAACATCAGGCCAGCCCCTTATAGATTTCGACCAGGGCGGCTCGGGCTTCGGATGCAACCGCCGCGTCGTCCGGGGCCGCAGGCTCGCTGACCGCACCAGCCGACGCCGGTGCGAACGGGTCTGGCCGCGCGTCGCGCTTGGCGAGCGCCTCCAGGCTGTAATCCTGCTGCTGCCCATAGAGCGCGTCGCCACCAGCCGAGGGCTGCAAGTCGATCTTCTTCCGCGCCTCGTTCGGGTGCATGATCTTGGACCCGACCGCTTCCTTGAGCACCTGGATCTGCGCCAGGCTGTCCATGCGCAGCAGGCCGTCGAGGTCGAACTCGGTCCCGATGCCAGGCGCCATCTCAAGCCCCTCGTCGAGGCAGACCTCGGCGGCTTCAATGAGCACCTGGAGGCACTGCGCGTAATACTCGACGTTCAGTGCCTGGATGTTGTTGTAGGCCGGGGCCGGCCCGATCCCGATCTTGTAGGGCGGGACGTGGAAGCAGGAACAGACCACCTCCGCCGTCCATTTGAGCTGCTCGATAAGCTGCGCATCGGTCGCGGTGACCGCCGTCCGCTCGTACTTCAGCCCGTCGCCCAGCACCGCGACGCGCCCAGTATTGGCGCCGCCATAGTTCTGCTCCCAGGCCGCCTTCAGGCGCTCCGCTGTCTCGTTGCTGATCTTTCCCGGGGCCGTCAGGATGCCGCCCGGCTTGCTGTCATTGGCGAAGAAGCGGGTCGAGCTCTCCTGGATGCGCAGCCCCTGCGTTGCGGCCAGGCCGCAGGCGTAGATCGGCGAGACGCCGACCAGCGGGTGGAAAATGGTGTTCCAGCGGTCATGGATGATCTCGCGGGCCGGAGCGACGATGGTCTCGGTGACGCCCGCGATATTGTCGGGCTGGATTTCGTAGAAGACCGACCCGTCCTCCGCGACGAGCGCCCGGACGAGGGTCGGGTCGAGGACGTAGAGCGCCGTCACCACGCCGCGGCCGTCCCGGCGCTTGAGCACATAGGCGTTGCCGTGGAGGAGCTTGGAGAGAATCCACGTTTCCCAGAACTGGATGCGATTCTGGGTGGGGTTCGGCTTGCGCAGCACGGGCGAATAGGCGGGGTTCGAGACCTCGGCCCAGATGCCACGGACGTCCTGCTGAACCAGCTTCACTCGCAGCTTTGCCACGTCCGAAGCGATCCGTGTCGCGCAGGCATAGACCGCATGAAAGGAAAGGACGGAATCCCGGCTGATCTCGATATTGCGCTGCCAGGCGCCCGCGAAGGATTCACGGATGACCGAGACCCACCCGCCGCGCCCGCTGTCGACGGAAGCCGGCGCCGCAGCTTTCGTGCGGCTGATCTCCAGGCCAAGCAGGCGCATCAGTCGGCCTTGGACGCGCGGTCGATTTCGGCCCGGAGCCGCTTAGCGCCCCAGCGTCCATCCACGTCGATCCCGAGCCGCTCCGCTTCGGCGCGCAGGGCTTCCAGATCGGCGTCCTCGGCCGGGGCCGGGGCTTCCGGGGCCTGCGGCGCCGGGCTGGCTTCACCGGCCGTCTTCGCCTTCCGAATGGCGAGGAGGATCCGCGCGTCACGGCGTGGCGCTTCAAACGCGTCACCCGCCTGCAGCCGGCGCGTGGCGTAGGTCATCGGCTTGGTCGCGATGAGACGGGCCATGGCGTCCTCCACCAAAGGGCGGGACGGGCAGCTCAGCGCCACCCGCCCCAAGCAAGAACTACGGGGCCGCCGGAGTGGTGCCGTAGGCGACACCGGTCAGGTAGGCGACGGCGCCGGGGCGGCGGCGCGCCCAGTTGATCTCCCGCTCGGCCAGGAAGCCGACGCTGTTGGTCTGCCAGAGGCTGACCAGCGTCGAGGCGGTCGGCGTCACGCTGGACCCGGTCGGGGTGTTGGACATCTCCAGCGACGCCTCGCGCGACATGTCGACGCGGATCCCGCCGTCGTCGCCCAGGTAGATGTCCGAGGCGTTCACCAGCGCCAGCATGTCGCCCGCGTACTCGGACACCAGCGCCGGCAGGCCCTGGAAGGTGCCGCCATTCATGCCCAGGCCGGGGAACTCCGGCTGGCCCAGCGGATTGGTCATCATGGACAGTGCCAGCGCGGTCGTGGCCGACATGATCCAGACACCGGTCGTCGGTGCATTGTTGGCGGCGATGAACGTCGCGAACAGGGCGCGGACATCGGCCCGAACCGCGTCGGCATCGGTACCGCTGGCCGGGATGGCGGTCGCCCCGTTGGTGACGGAGGCCGGGGAGATACCGGCTACCGCCGCCTTGGCAGGGTCGATGAAGTCGGTGTCCAGACGTTGGCGCAGGGCCGCGGCAAGCTGGTCACGGATGATCTGGTCGGCGGCGGGGGAGGAATTGTTCAGCGTCTCCATCGTCACCACGGCGATGTTCGCGACCTTCAGCGGCTCCAGGGTCGTGCGGCTGAAGTCGAACGCGGTCAGCGGCTTGGCCGCGCCCTCGCCGACCCAGTAGCCCTCGCCGCCCGCTGTCTGGCCGATCAGCGGCGTCCGGAACGGCACCCGGCGCAGCGCGGGGATGCCGCCCTGACCAAACCGGCCAAGGATCGTCTGCGGGCGCAGGAACTCGACGAAGTCGGCATAAACGGCCGTCTCGGCGCCCGTCAGGTTGGCCGCCCAGCCAGTGCCCGTGTTGCCGGCGGAAACCGCCGCCTTCAGGGTAACCGCAACGGCGCTGTCAGAGCCGTAGATCTCGCGGGCCATCTCCGCAGCCTCGCGGCGGTTGCCCTGCGCCTTGCCGATGCACTTGACCACGCGGGCGAACTCGATGCCCGGCGCCTCCTTGCGGGCGACTACCTGGATGCCAGAGCGTGCCTCGGAAGCGGCGGCGGCGGTGCTCACCGCGGCCACGGGGCGCGCAGTGGCGGCGGCCATCTTCTCCTGCACGGCGAGGCGGGAAAGGTGCTTGTCGATGGAAGCGACCTCGGCGGCGAGGCCGTCGTATTCCTCCTCCTGGGCGGCGTCGAGGGTCGCGCCCTCGTCAGCGGCCTTCTGCATGATCTCGGACATGCGCGCGGCCTTGGCCTGGCGCTTCGCCTCGAACGCGGCGATCTGTTCTGCGATGGTAGCCACGGGACGAGCCCCTTTCTGCTGGCTGTTGTGGATGCCCGTGGCGCCGGGCGGCGTCGCTCGTCCGCGGAGCGCCTCGTGGCCAGTCGCGGCCGGGGCTCCGACGTCGAATTGCTTGACCGCGGTGATGACCGCCTCCGCCTGGGCAGGGATTGTCACCAGCGAGAGTTCCATGACCTCGGTCTTGAGGAAGCGGATCCCGCCGTTCCTCATCAGCTCGTAGCCGTCTTCCAGCGCGCGGAAGCCGATCGAGACGGCGCGGACGAGCCCCGCCTTCACCTCACCCCAGGCGGTGTCCACGCGGTCCTTCAGCGGGCCTGGGTCGGCGATCCGGGGCATCGTTGCAGTGAAGGTGATGCCCTTCTCGGTCGGCTTGTCGAAGACCACCGTGCCGACCGGCCGGCTGCTGTCGTGCTGGTGCAGCAGCGGCATGGGGTTCTGAAACTTGACCCCGAGCGGCTCCACAACGTCACCAACGCGATCCGGGGATGGGGTCGTGGCAATGCCGCGGATGATGCGCTGGTCGTCATCGACGGCTTTCACCGTCAGGATGGAATAGGCCCGGTCCATCGCACTCCCCTATCCCACGAACATGATGTCGTAAGCCGGCCCCTCGACCATGCCGCCGGCCGCCGACCCCACGGCCATGGCCAGGGCCACCAGGGCATCAATTCGGGCAGTCGCCTTGCGCTTGCTGAACCAGGCGTTGCCGAAAGGGTCTTCCTCGGTTGCTGCCGACATCATCGCCGCAATCAGCAGCGGCGAGCGCCGCAGCCGGATCCGTTTTTCCAGGATCAGCGCCTCGAGCGCCGCCTTGCTCCCGGGCATCCAGAGGCCGGTCGGCCCCTTCTTCTTCCCGCCCTGCGGATGCTCGATGATCGGAAGCGTAAGGCCCTGGGCGTCCATCTCGGGCTCGAACGACTTGCGGAACGCATATTGGTCGAAGGCCACCGCCCTGACGTCCATTTGCGCTGCCACCTCTGCCAGCCGCGAGGCCACGAAATCATATCGGACGATCCGCCCCGGAGTTGTGTGCAGCCATCCCTCGTCCACCCAAAGGTCGTATGGTGTCTGATCCCGCAGCGCGCGCTCCCGGAGCGTCGCGGCGGGGGTCCAGCCTTCCACCCATGCGTCGAAGGTTGGGCGCCCCTCGGCGTCGGTCCCGGTCGGCACCACAAAACCCATGGCGGTGATGTCCTGGGTCGCCGAGAGGTCGATGCCGACATGCAGCTCAGCGCCCGCGTGCTCTTCAGGGTCGAACTCGTCCAGGCAGGCCTCCAGGGCCGGCCGGCTCATCCAGGCGGTGTCGGCGTCCGTCCACACGCACATGTGGAGGCGGAGGATGTTGTTCAGCTTGCCGGGGATCGCCTTGGCTTGGCGCACCACGCCGGCAAGGTAATCCTCCTGCACCGTCACCCCGAGCATGGGGTTGGCCTTAACCCAGCAGGCCGGGTCCTCGAGCGGATCATCTCCAGGATCCAGCGATGCCACGAAGGAGAAGGTCTCGTCGTCTATGACCTCGCCCACATAGGTGAAGGCGTCGTCCGGCTCCCGCGTCCCCGCCGCACACCTCACGGCATGCTGGTGTTCCTGCCAGCAGACGGACTGACGGTCGGACCCCGAGTTCGTCGCCATGACCAGCAAGGGCTGCCGACGGAACTTGAAGCCCCGCTCCAGCATCTCGATCAGCGTGCCATTCCGGTGCTCGTGCACCTCATCGCACAGTGCGCAGGAAGGCCGCGGGCCCGATTGCCCGTCGTCGCTACTGATCGGCCGGAAGAAGCTGCCAGTGCGCAGATCGGCAAGGTTCCAGACCGGGTTCCCGCCCGAAGGCGTCAGCCGCGAGGCCAGCGCCGGAGACTGCTGCCACATGGCCACCGCGTCTCGGAACAGGACCATCGCCTGGTCCTTCTTGGACGCCGCGGCATAGACCTCCGCCCTGCTCTCGCCGTCGGCGAGGAGGCACCACATTCCGATCCCGGCCATCAGGGGCGACTTGCCCTGCCCCTTGGCCATCTCGAGATAGGCCCGCCGAAAGCGTCGGAGGCCGTTAGCTTTCATCCAGCCGAAGAGACTGCCCACGATGAAGGCCTGCGAAGGATGCAGGTGGAATGGAAGCCCCTCGAACTGCCCACCATTGAGCCGCAGCACGTCCGGGAAGAACTGGATGGCCTTATTCGCCGCGGCCACGTCCCACCGCAGCCCGCGCTTTGCCCCAAGGCGTAGGTCGTCGAGGTGCCGGCGCGCCGCGTTCCGGATGTGCGGACCGGCGACGATCTCCCCTGCCGCAACGGCCTTGGCCCAAGCTGTCGTCGGATCGCTAGTTGAAATACCTGTCCTCAGGCCGTTCTGGTTCATCCTCGCCTCCGGTCGGGACCTTGGTGGCGTCGGCCGGCGTCGCCCCCATCTGGCCCAGCGCCTGCCGAAGCAGGTTCAGCGCCTGCACGCCCACGTCCTCGCCCGACATCAGACGGGCCCGGATGACACACACGATTTCGACCAGGGACCGGTCACGTTCACAGAGCCATGGCAGCTCGCGGAGGAAGGATGCCCAGGCGGTCTGCTGGGGGTCCGTGAGCCATGGCGAAGGAGCGCCCAAAGGCGCCGACGGGTGCTGCGCACGGCCGGCATGGCGCGCCTTGTTCTTGAGCTCCGCCCCCTTGGCCTTAGCCTTCTCGACGGGAAGTCGCGGGGCTGACACGAGTCAACATCCTGATCTGTGGCGCTGCAAATAAAGGCTCCTAACCGGTCTGGGCCCCCTTGCCGCCGATTTTCGGACCTCCCCCCGGGGGGCTCAGGCGCGGACGATCGGCCACCCCTCGGCGTCGACAGCCAGCCGGTGGCTCGGCTTCCGACCGAAACCGCCGTCGCGCAAGTCTGTCTTGCGCGAATGGCAGGCAGGGCAGAGGCAGACGAGATTTGTGAGGGCGTCAGCGCCACCGCGGCGCCTGGAGACAATGTGGTCCACGTGGGTTGCGCGTTTCCCACAGCGCGGCGTGACACACTGGAACCGGTCACGCTCCAGGGCCGCCTTGCGCAGGGCCAGCCATTTGGGGCTGACGTAGAAGGGATCGCGGACCTTGCCCATGTGAACCCCCAAACGAAAGGCGTCCGAAACCGTCAGCTGTCCGGGGTGACACCACACAAAAGGTTGTGAACAACGCACCACGCTCCGGCGTGACGCGCAGCCTGCTTCCGATCGCGCGCACAGGATGTTGGACGACGCTCTTCAGATCGGACGTCAACTCGCAAGGCCGTCCACTCCTCTCGCAATCTGCAGCGCCAGCTTTACTGTTCGTCGCATGCTAACTGGACCGAAGGGCATCCTGATGCTGGTCACTTCTGTGCCCAATGGCTCAAGACGCTTTGCAGATCATCAACGCGACGAGGTCGACACCACCGACGTCGACGCGCTACGTGACCTCATCCATTATGCGCGTCGGAATAACCTAGAGATCTCTGCCGAGATTCTCGCCGCGATCCTTGATGAATTGACCACCGGTGAGACCAACTGAGCGTCGTCAAAGATGCTCACGGCCTTATGTCGCAGCACATCAAATCTGGGCTTAAGCCCGGCTCGCTTCTTGGTGTAGGCGTCCGCCGCACGCATCCGGGCTGAGCAACATGGGCACTACTAAGCTGCACTCCACCTTGCTGGAGAACATTGTACTGCGTGCCATCCGGAAGCAGTTGGCGCTGGTGGATGATACGGCGGAGCGCCTCGCATTAATTCAGGCCATGCGCCGTCAGCTGCATCATGTTCTTGTATCTGCTCCGACGGGAGCAGACGCCTGTCAGGAGATTGCGCTGCGAGCCTCGCTGGCCGTAGCGGTTAAGTCAGCATTGGACCGCTTGATGGATGACGACTGACTTGCTTCACCGGAGCTGAGGTCCTCAGAGCGCCAGGGCGCAAGGGCCGGCCACTGGCTTCGCGTCCCCATCCAAAACTCGGCCCAATGCGGCACCCGTTACATATTGTTACATAAGATTCATTGCAGCCCCGAGTTGCGAAATGTAACGGACCTTTAACCCCGCGCTGTGGCAATTCCCGCTGCAGGTTTCCGGAACAGAGAGATGACTAACGGTCACCTGCCCTCCTCTAAGTTGGAGGATGCGTTTGTCCGTGCAATCGGGCGTCAGCTGTCGACCGCCAAAGATCGTTCCGAGCGCCTGACAATGGCCAGGGCCATCAGAGACGAGATCGATCTCGTCCTCCGTGCCGCCCCTCACGGCGAGCACCCCGCAGGCATACTGATCGATCGCGTCACGCTCGGTGCTGTTCTCGGTGCAGCCATGACCAGAGTGATCAACGCGGAGATAGCAAACCTTTCTCAGGGCGATCAGAGGCTCTGAAAGAGGCGGCTGGGCCAACGAGGCCGTCGGGCGCGAGGTTATGTTTAGGCGCCCACCTTGGCCTGCCCGCTTTGAAGGCCTCCGTAAGGCTGTGTCTTCGAGTTCCTCAGCCTTCACTGGCCAAGCGAATGGGCAACAATGTGGCAGCCCGCCACACGTATGGCCAAAAGATCTTGTTGTCGCCCAGCAACGGCCATCAGCGCTCACCACCTGCCCGCTACTCGAAGCAGGAGCCGCTTGCTTCACCTTCCTCTGGACAAGCCATGCATACCAAGTCTGCGCCGAAGCCTGAGCCTCGCCTGGTTGCCCCTGCCTCTGACACGACCGGCCCCATCTACGAGTACCGGGGCGCCACCATTCACTCGAATGCCGCTGGTTCAAACTTCGTCGTCAGCTTGGCGAGCGTCAGTGGCGCTCCACAGGTGGCATGGGGCGGCCTTAGCCATTTGGATGCGGCCGTGGCGGCAATCGATGCTTGGCTAGATGCTGGCGAATTGCCGATGGGCTAGCCCAGATCCATGCTGCCGGGGCTAGAAATGAATAGCGCCCTAGGCCGATGGGCTCCGGGCGCGCAATTCCAAGATGATGCTTTGATAGCGTCCGTATCGGACACGCGTCAAGTGGTCTGTTCGGGAACGAACTCGTTCAAGGCATCCCGCAGGCCCGCGAGAAACTCGGGAGTAAACACACCCTGGCGCATGGCTTCCTTTAAAAGTGGCAGAAGCTCCCTCTCAGGAAGGTCGAGTGGACGCGGGATCAGCTGGTCGTCCCGCCACCACGAGAAGCGAACCTCTTCCTCTCCGCCGGTGATGGCGAGGCGCTCGATACGAGACTGCCCATGTTCGGCCCGTGCCAGTTCTGTCGCGTACTTGGTCTTCCTTAGCACGTCCTCAGCACCCCCAGTGTTCCGCTAGCCGAGTGAGTGTAGCCCCCACCTGCCCCATGGTCACCTCTGGTCGTTCCTTTCGCCGATCGGCGATGGCCCGCACCGACAGGTTCTCCACGATGAGTAGGTCGAGCAGCGCCCGGCCATTATTCCCCACGGCCGCCCGTGCGCCCCGCAGGCTGACGGCCGCCCTCACCTGCATCTCGGCCGCATGCCCCTGCAGCCAAGGAGGCGTCCGACCGGTGGAGATGATCGGCCGGTCCCGCGCCCCCTGCTCCATCTCGCTCTCCATCAGGTAGCGGTCGCAGGCCTCGCGCTGGGCGTCGTCGATCGTGCCGCGACGCCATAGCTCATCGTAGTAGCAGACCCGCCTAGCGCCGCGCACGGACACACCCTGCGGCGCTTCCGGGTCCGGCCGATCTACGACCTCCACGGCTTTGGGAAGCCCTGCCGAGGCCTTCTCGCGCCGGATGGACGGGCCATAGTCGCCCACGAGAGCCAGGGCCACGGCCCGCTTCTGCTTACGACGCGCCATCAACGGTTTCCCTCGTCATTTCTAGTCATTCGGATGGTGTCGCGGAGCTGGCATCGCTCGCGGCTGAGGCGCAGGGCCCAGCGGTCGAGGGGCGGGGTCATGGGCGGTGGCCCTCCCTCCAATTGTCGTTCGCGACGCTCCGGACCATGCGATGAAGCTGAAGGAACGGGATCAGGATCCGCTGCAGGGTGAGCCACTGGTCGGCACGGAAGTACGGCAGATCCACAAGCCGAATGGTCATCACTCCCTCCCCTCGCCCGCGCCGCGTTCGGGGGTGGTGGCGTCCAGATGCCGGTCCAGCACCACACAGGCCGCGAACAGCACGGCGGCGATGACCAGCGAGGGCCAGAGCCCGTAGATGGCCTTCACAGCGTCCAGGATCAGCCAGAGCGTCACGACGCCCAGGATCGTGCGGATCGTCCCCATCACTCCTTCCCCCCACCCAGCCGGTCGCGCATGGGTTCCCAGCCCGGCAGCAGTGCCGCCTGAGCCTCGCCCGAGACGATGACGCGTTCCTCCTCTCCACGCCGCCGAAGGGTGACGCAGGTGAACCATACGCGGTTCCAAATATCTGCGATGTTGGGCTCGACCCCGCTCCCATCGGGGATCGGCAGGCTGAAGATGCTCTGGTGCGTCGGCAGGGTCGCCGCAGCGCAGTGCCCGATGAACACCGGCTGCCCCCGGACAATGCCTGAGATGACCCGCATCACTTGCCTCCCTGGGACAGGCTGGACGAACCCAGCCGGTCGCGCATGGCCTGGAGGCGGGCTCGCTTGGCGGCCAGGAAGTCCGCGTCATCCTTCGCCAGAGGCACGCCAGCAGCGGCGTGGGCGCGTGCGGAGATGTCCATCTCCAGCAGCAGGCGATCGAGGGCGTAGGCGGCTTCCTGGTCGGCCACGCGACGGCCGAACTCGGCGGGGTCAGACATGGGGCACCTCCACCAGCTCGGCCTGGCGCATCTCCTGCGCCGCCTTCAGCGTGCGCCGGGTGGTGTGCATGACGTTCCGGCCGTCCAGGTGCAGCCAGACCACGTCGCCGTCGCGCCTCTCCACGGTCGCGCCCTGCGCCAGCAGGTCGGCGCAACGGTTCACGCGGTTAGGATCCAGCCCAGCCGCGCGCGGCTTCTCCTGCCTCGGGGACTTCCAGGGCGGGCGGGGCATTAGCGGGTGTTCCGCGGCTCGGAGAAGGAGAAGGTCATGAACTTCGACCCGTTCCTTCCCTCCTTCAGCCAGGCGGCCATTTCCAGGTCCTGCCCGTTCACCCGGCAGGTGCCCTTGTAGTCCGGGTGCGTGTCCTTCGACTTGTCCCGGTTCTTGAACAGGATGCCGGAGTTGTCGCGCTGCTCAGACATGAGCCGTCTCCACGGGGGCTGGGTGCAGGGGGTGCAGGACGGTGCGGGCGATTTCCGAAATCGCTTCCACTGCGCACGCGCGCACGCGAGGGGGATTTTGGTAATGGGGTGCACCTGCCTGCACCTCCTGCACCTCGAGACGGTCATTCATCACGGCTGACCGCCTTCAGGCCGACGCCGGTAACCCACCGAGTGCCTTGAATTGCTTTATAAACGAGGCCCTTGGTCCTATCGCGCTTCTCGGCGAACTCGGAGCTGGAGAGGGCCACCTCCCCTGCACCCTTGCACCAGGCCTGATAGTCAGCGAACAGGGCGCCGGGCCGGACTGAGAGGTTGGCGTCGAGAATGCAGCGCTCCTCGAGCCATCGTCCGAACACGTCCTGCCGCTCAAAGTAGTCGCCGCTCGCCTGCTGGATGGACGAGGCGGTGCCCAGCCGGTTCTTCTGCCAGTCGAGACAGCCCTCGATCGCCCAACGCAGGATGGCCGGGTATTCCGGGACCAGCTTCGCCTTCAGCTCCGGATCCGGGTTCGGCGGGATGAACTCGAAGGGCACGATGCGCAGCCGGCGCTCCATGGCCGGGCTGCGGCCCTTGAGGCTCGGCGCGTGGTTGCCCACGAACTGCAGCTTGAACTGCGGCCGGTAGGTGTAGACCCGGCCGTGCGGCTGCCGGGCTGACACGGGAGTCTCGTTGCCGGTCAGCTCCTTGATCTGCGCCTCGGCCCACTGCCGCCCGCTCTCAGTCTCCGAAGCCGTGACCAGGCGAGCGCCGGCCATCTGCGCTCGGTAGTATTCTTGGTTCTGCCGCCCGCCGGCCGTGAAGGCCTCGATCGGCATGCTGACGGCGTAGTCGCCCAGGATGGCAGCGAGCACGCCCGTGTAGACGCCCTTCCCGTTGCCGCCGGGGCCATAGAGGAAGGCCAGCACCTCCTCCGACACGTCGCCGGTCAGGCAGTATCCGGCCCAGCGCTGGAGGAACCGCTGCAGCTCCTCATCGCCCTCCGTGGCCTCATGGAGGAAGGCCATCCAGTTCGGGGCAAAGGCGCCAGGCGGGGCGGGAGCCACCGCCGTGTGCTTGGAGATGTAGTCGTCGGGGCGGCCGGGACGGAGCTTTCCGCTGCGCAGCTCGACCACCCCCTCGGGCGTGCCCAGCAGCCAGCAGTCGGCGTCCCACATCGCGCTGTGCACAGCGATCCGCGGGTCGCTACGCGCCAGTTCCTCCACGGCCTTGACGAACTTCGCCTTAGCCATGGCCTTCTCGTCATTCGGATGCAGCGCCCGCTCACGTTCGCCCTCCAGGAAGCGCTTCACGCGCTCCATGACGCTGGAAACGGGGTCCTTCAGCCAGATCGAGCCGGACCAGACGAACCACCGCTTGTCGTCGTGGTCGTAGACCAGCTTCGAGGCGGCGCTCGCCGCGAACCGTCGGGCAACGTCTGTCTCACCAAAATCCATCGGGTTGGTCCCGGCGGCGGGCGGCATCTGCGCATAGCGCCGGGCGGCGATGTCAAAGACGTTCCCCATGTCGTCCCCATCCGGCATCAGGCGTTGCCGCCGAGGGGGTTCTGCGCCCCAGCGTCCAGGCCCGAGCGGATGGTCGCGCGGCACTCTGCGTCCTCGAGGCCGATATGCCGGCCGGCGGTGTAGAGGGCGAAGACCGCTTCCTGCTCGGTCAGCTTGCCGGCGCCGATCAGGCCGCCGACGGTGTAGGCGGCGCGGTTCAGGGCGGCGTTGCGCCCGCCGGCCTCCACGCCCAGCAGCTTGTCGACCACCCGCGCCAGGGAGCGCCGCGCACGGTCCTCGGTCAGGATTACGGGGCGCTCGGGGTGCGCCTTGGCCGGCGGCGGCTTCAGCAACCCCAGCAGCCATTCCGGCGCGACGGGAGGCGCTAGGTCCCAGGGAGCGACCTGCCAGCGGTAAGGGACACCTCCCCTGCCCCGCGACGGCGCAATGGTGAAGGCCACCCTGCCGGCGCAAGTGTCCATGCCCCTCTGCGGCCTTTCGGATCCGCGCAGCATAGGCCGCCCATCGTCCCGGAAGACCATGATGTGCCCACCTGACCCGGACCGCCCGTGAGGCCGCGGCGGAATAGGACCGTGCTGCTCGCACAGGGCGCGCAGGGCGGCTACGCCGTCATTAGCGTGGTCCTCGCAGGGCACATCCACGTCGAGCGCCCAGATGCCAGACCCTTCTGGCACCACCTTCCAGTTGCAGCCCGGGTAGGCGTGCGCCCACCGCTCAAGCTGGTCGAGGTCATGGGTTGCTGCCTGCAGGTACCCCTCGAACATGCCCTTCTTGGTCCGGGTCGCAGGGACACAGCGCCATCCCAGCAGCGCCACGCGCTCAATGTCCGGGTGCAAGCGGGTGGACATGCAGGCGCTCATACCCGGGCCCCAATCGCTTCGCCGGCCAGGCGCAGCATGGCCTGCACGTCTTGCCATCCCAGTGCATCCGGCCCCGCCCGCAGCACCTCCTCGCAGCGCACGCGATCAGCCAGGGGCAGGCGCTCGTCATGCTCCTCGCGGAGGACGTAGGCGCATTCCCAGGCACGCTGCTGGACGAGGAAGGGCGGGACAACGATCACCGAATGACGCCCGCCTGGCGGAAGAGATCGAGCGCTTCGTCGAGGGACGCCGCCACACCGACGTGGTGACCGAGCTGCTGCAGCCGCTCGATCCGGTCTTCCTGCGCCTCGGAGGTCTCTCCGCCCGGCGCCTTGACCTCCAGGAACACCACGACCCCGTTGGGCCAGCAGATGGTCAGATCCGGCACGCCCGACTTCAGGCCAAGGCCCTTGCGCCGGAACATCTGGTTCCGCGTCAGCTTCTTGTCGCGCTCGTTCCGGACATGCCAGACCAGTGGCTCGGCGGGCAGGCGCTTCAGGTAGCCCAGGATCGAGCGCTGAACCTGATCCTCGCTCGGCTGCGGAGCGCCCTTCAATCCCTTGGGCATGCGACGGGTCCGTCGGGACGCCAGGGATGGAATCCCCGGCACCTCCAGCCCGTCGATCTCCTCGGCAAGGCTGCGGCCGTGGTCCACGAAGGCGGCGTTCATCCACGCCCCCGCAGCTTGTCGGCCGCTTCCTTAAGGGCATCTCCGAAGAAGCCGCGGCACCAGGACACGCGGACCAGCCCCATGGAGAGAGATCGGATCAGCCCGTTCATGTAGCCCCAGCCCACGCGGCCGAACTCGATGAGGACAGAGGCCATCAGCGGCCCTCCTTCTGGGCGCGCCGGCCACGAACGATTTCCAGGATGGCCGCCTCGAAATCCGGGTCGGCGGCCATGAGCTCGACGATGTTGTCCAGCCGCGGCGCGCACTCGCCGTCCAGCCAGTTGCGGGCGGCGCGCGGCGTAGCCTTGGCGGCACGGGCCAGGCGCTCTGGGGCGTGGCGCAGCTCGCCGTAGCGCTCGCGCAGATAGCTGCACACGCGCTCACCAACGGGCATGCCGAGGGCGACGGACGCACTCATGTGCTGAAACTTTCGGGCAGTTTCTGACCAGGACATTCACGGGTTCCATGACCGATGTTGGGGTCATGGAAGCCGTGCTTCACATCATCGCAGGTACGACGGAGCGGGGACGCGCCAACGTCCCCCTCCCCCTGCGCGGCACGGCGATCCGCACCGATAGAAGGAGCGCGATACCCCTCGCGGACGAGCGCGCCACGCGCGCCAGCGATGGTGTAGCCCTCGACCCGAAGCAGCCGGTCAATCACGCGAACGACTGCGATATCTGCTGGCCGGTAGTACCGGCGCTGGCCATTCGCGCGCACCGGCTGAAGCTGCGGGAACTTGCTTTCCCAGAAGCGCAGCGTGTGCGTCTCGATGCCCAGCTCGACGGACACCTCGCCGATGGTGCGGAAGGCGCCTGGGGCTTTCTGAGCTTCGCTCATCTAGGCGTCCCCGCATTCGAGGCAGAGCGGCAGACCCGCCGGCACGCGCGCCGGGATGAAGTCGGCGCCGCAGTCGAAGCACTGCATCGGCCGGATGAAGACGGCCCTCTCACGCTGAACGATGGAGATAGGGGCGCCCAGCACCGCTACGACGTCCTCAGAAGTGTTGGACACGGTGCCGGGCGCAGCCGGGCGGGAAGGAACACCCGGCATCTATTTGGCGCCTCGCGCGCGCCACTCCTGGACGGCAATCGTGACCAGGAGCCCGAAGATCCAGAGAAAGATGACGACGAGGGCCGTCTTGAGCGTGACGCGTCCATTGGCCAGCGTGATGACTAGCGCGATCAGCCCGAGCCAGCAGACGATGGCGAAGGACAGTATGACCGGGATCGCGTTGGCCGACCGCTCCGGCTCAGGCATCCCCGGCGGCGGGTTTGCGCCCGCGCGGCGCATTCCCGCATGAAGGTGGATGATGCGGGCCATCAGGCGGCTCGCTCCGGTTCGGACGCGAACACCCTGGCGAGATCGGGGCGCAGCTCGGCGGCCGGGATGCCCGTGACGGCGGCCACATCGGCGACGCGATCAGCGGGGATGCCGCTCTTACGCCACTGCCAGATCGCGCCCTTGGTCAGTCCGAGGTGTTCAGCCAGCCCGGTGATCGTACCGGCTGCCCTGATGGCCTTCTCAGCGCCTTCGCGCCGGGCCGCAATGTCCATCGTTTCGCCCATGTCGGAAGTGTAGTTTGGCTACACTATCGCCGCAAGGACTTTCCTTCACCGCCAAAGTCGCGGCGTTAAGGCACGCTATACGGCATGTCCGATGCCGTTCCTGTCTTGGCCCAGTCTGACTTCCAGGCCGCCGCCGGCGCTCGCCTGCGGAAGCTTATCGATTTGCTGGGTCTATCCTACGTCGAAGCCGCCTCACTGATGGGGGTGTCCAAGCACGTCCTCCGCAACTGGATGGCGGGCGACAACCCACCCGGAGTGTATGCCGTTTACCGCCTCGCCCGAGCCAAGGGGGTGGACTTCAACTACGTGTTCCTGGGTGATTGGTCGGCTCTTCCATCTCGTCTCGCGAAGGAACTGGATGCGGAGATGACAGCCACACTGGCGGCTTCTCAGGGGCCGGATCCCAAGCCGCACGAAAAGACCTGAATCGGATGCCGACTTCCACGCACAAACCTCCCGAATCGCCTCAACCACCACGGGAGGATGAAGGGAACACAACAAGAACACGAGTCCAAAAATTTGACACGGCAGGAACATACCGGTGAAGGAACACGCCCATCCTGTCGAGTGTGCTGAGGACCTGGCGCCTCCGGCCATCCAGGCGGAGGAAGAAGAGCTCATGATCCTGTGGGCGAAGCTCGACCCCGAGAAGCGCGAGATCCTGCTTACGCTGACTAGGGCGTTGGCCGATGAGGCCTAGTGACCCACCCTCGCGTCCCCCTCACCCGGAACCAGGAACTTCAGGCACTAGCCCGGTTCGCCGATCTTTAAGAGTTGCTAGCTCTCTGGACCAAGATCAGGCCGAATGAGCATGAGCAGTCCCGCTCCACGCGCGGGATAGCGGAGTGCATTCGCCCCAACAGGAGCCTGTCGCAAAGCATTAGGCCTCTCCACCCTGACCGACGGACCTTCCTTGCTCAGGGACTCTACGCCGAACCGCCCTCTTCCCTGAGATCCCGGCGAATCCGCCGCAACTGGTCCATAACCTCGGCCAGCCTCTTCTGAGCGGCTGGTACGTCGCCCTGGGCTAGATCCCTCGCGCACTCGTCCAACGAACCGGCCAAGAGGTCCAGAATTGCATCAGCGGCGCGTCCCGTAGGGTCCATGCCCCTGTATGCGCGGACCGTCAGCCCAAAACCAGGATGACGCTGGCTCGGGACGGACAATCTGCCGCGACCGATCCCTATCCCGACTACTCTGCCAGCCGCAGAAAAAAGAGCCCGGCCGGATTGCTCCAGCCGGGCCGAGTGATCTTCAGGAAAGCCTCTGCTTAAAAGGTCAGCAGAGGCCGGGGCTCGAACGCGTCCCATCCAGCGAGGTTTGGGACCGCTTTCTGTACCGTTTCTTTCCCCGCAACCCCGCCCGCCCCTCTACCCGGGCAGAAGAAAGCCCGGCGGGGATCGGCCCGCCGGGCGAGGTAAACTATTACTTGAGGGGAAGTGTCCCATGCGTGAAGGGACGGCACCCGAACGCATCTGCGCAGACCTGGGTTTCTGGTTGAGCGGCCTACCAGCCCACCCATATAGCAGGGTGCGAGGGTGAAGCCCTTGGAGGCTTCCATGATGCGTGCCGCCACCATTGTCGCGCTGATGATCCTGCCTGCCTGGGCGCTCCTGACCCCGGTCATCGCTATTCTGATCGATAGCTGGGCTTCAAAGAGCCCAGCGGGGGATCGTCTACGCAGGGCGAGTTGAGACCGTCGAAACAGACCGCGCCCAGACTGGACGGGTGCATTCCGTCCAGATGATCCGGACTTTCCTCGGTTGCCCGGCACCCTGCATGAGCCGCCCCACAACAAGAGCCCAGCCGGATCGCTCCGGCCGGGCCGAGTGATCTTCAGGAAAGCCCGCGCCCAGAAGGCCAGCAGGGGCCGGGGCTTGGCCGCTACTTAGTTCGGCAGGTTTGCCAAATTTCCCACCCCGCCCGCCCCGGCCGGCGGGGACTTCAGTGTCCGGAGTGTAGGGGAACTTGTCCCACCCAGCCGATCAATCGATGGGCCGTCAAAGGTGAATGTGTATCTTGCCTACACCATCACCTTGACGGTGTAGCGTGTCTATACCACACTCTCCCTCACCACCGGCCACCCCGGCCGGGATGAGGACCCACCCATGGACGCCATAGAAAGCACCCTCACCCGTCCCGCGCCGCCTGTCGCGCGGATGCTGGACGCCGTCGCTGCCGAGCAGCTCCGCCCCGAGCAGCGCCTGACGCTGGAGCAGCGCGCCAACCTCGTGCGGATCCTGCGCCGCGAGAAGGTGCAGCAGCTTTTCTGGGCATGGCACGCAGTAGGCGCACGGACGAAGGCGCACCACACCGGCGAGGCGAGCGATCTGCAGGCGCTGATCGACGTGTTTGAGGTACGGTCGTGAGCGCGCCACCCTTCCGCCCCTACGCCCGGGAGCGCGACAGCACGCGCTCTGCCCTGATCCTGCTGGCCGTGTTTGTCGCGGCGGCTGTTGTGTGCGCGGGGGCTTGAGGATGAGCGACTACCTCACCGCCGCGAAGCAGGTCGCACGCGAGCGGGTCACGACGGCGAAGCTCCAGAAGATGGACACGGCCGACATCGTAGATCTGGTGCACGGCCTGGAGGATCAGATCGCCTCATTACAGGCCAAGGTCGAGGCTGCCGAAGCGTTCGAGGCCGAGCGACATGCTGCTCCTGATCTAGCGCGCTCCACTCATGGCGACGCCCATGATTGGCGCCGCCGTGATCCGAACTTCTGCGCACAGGTCGACGCCGCTCTCCGGAGACTTCAGCCATGACCACCCCCTCCCCCACCCCACCTGCCGCGGAGCTGGATGAGGCGAGGCCGTGGACGGAAGAGGAAAAGCTCCTCCACGACATTCAGAAAGCCGAGGGCAGCGATGCCTATCGGTCCAAAGGCAAGGCGCCAGTGATGACGGCCATGCTTTGGGATCTGCTGGACGAGTTCCTCGCCAAACCGGGCTTCATCACCATGGACGCAAGTGAGGCGCCTCTTCTCCGGACGAAGGCCGGCACCTTGGTCGGGCGTGGCTTCGTGTCGTTGACCGACACAGGCCGGGAGATGCTCCGAGCTCGCGCCGCCCTCGACGCGGTGAGGAAGGGAGGGGCGTGATGCGCGCGGAGCCTCTTTGGTGGCTAACGAAGGATGGCGATGCCTCGTGCCTCGCACTCTATGAGCGGCACTACTCAGCCTACCACTACCGAGATGGACGAGTGCGGAAGCTCTTTGCAGGACCGGGGGAGAAAATCGTGCTCCGTACGGCCGATCCCCGAGCTGCCTTTGTTTGGCGCAAGTTCATCGACGCCAGCGGACAGCATGGCATCAACTGCGCCTTCTTCCGCAATGAGGGTCCGCACAAGGCGAGTGAGCTTGTCCGACAGGCTGACGCTGTCGCTGATCACGTCTGGCCTGGTGAGAGGCATTACACCTACGTCAACGCGGCGTCAGTCCGGAGCGCCAATCCGGGTTACTGCTTCCTGGTCGCAGGATGGCGCCGCTGCGGAAGAACCAAAGGAGGGCTGCTGATCCTCGAGCGCCCCACCCACCCCGCCGCCGCGTCCCCGGGGAAGGAGGACACCGAGAATGGCTGATGAGATGACGAAGCTCCCGCACATACCGGGTGTGGACAGCCAAGTCCTTACCGCTGCCTGTGAGATGACGGAGGCGCAGAAGAAGCAGCCGGAATGGCTATGGCACGAGAACGGCGACGACATCAGTGTCTCGTGGGGCCGCTGGAGCAGCAACCCGAACGCTGCTCCATATATCCGCGCCGATCTTGTGCTGGATGCCAACCCCGCCGCGCCTCCCGTGGGCGCCGTGTGTGTGCCGGGCGATGGCTTCAATGGCACTACCGAGCATCTAGTGCAGTGCATCCATGCCTTGCTGCACTTGGACGAGGAAGGAGCGCTCGTCCCTCACGGCATTGGCGGCCACGCCCGTTCGCTGCTCACTGCGGCAGCGTCTCGCCTCACCCCCGCGCCGCCCAGCGCCGTGTGTGTGCCGGTGGAGCCGACGCCGGAGATGCTTAGGGCCGGGACGGACAAGCTCTGGGAATTCCTGGGCGGCACAGACGAGATGCGAGAGGACGGCATCACGGCGACCGTTTGGCCCCACGGCTGCGAGACTGAAGCGCTGATCGCCTACCGCGCCATGCTCGCCGCAGCCCCTTCCCTCACCCACGCGCCGCCCAGCGCCGCTGCGGAGGCGGGTGGGGAGGTGGAGGAACTCCAGAAAACCTTCGACCTCAGATGGAACGCGGATATGCGAGCCATCGAGAGATGGCAGGCAGCAACCGGACAGACGCTGACGTGGCCGGATCACGCGGATCTTGTTGTCTGGCTGCTGGAGCAGAATGACAGCTTGCGAGCCGTCCTTCAGCGTTTGGACAGCTATTGGGCAGAGGACATGCCAGAGGGTCCCGAGGCTCAGGCAGGCTTTCTGACGCCGGAGACCATCGCGATCTGGCAGGCCGTCCGCGCCGCCCTCAATCCCCCGATCGAGGGGCGCACATGAACGCGATCAGCAACCGTGATGCGCTCACACGGGATGAGCGCCAGGCACATCGGATCGGCGACGCCTGCACCGCCCTGGACGACGAACTCTTCACGCTCGGCATCGCCATCAACAACCGCAGCGAGACCGACATGCGGCTGGAGAACGTGCTGGGCCGTCTGCAGGAGCGCGTCGAGAACGGCAGCGCAGCGCCAGAGCAGGCACGGGTCGCGCGCTGGGCCCATCGCAACCTCGTCCGGCTGGACAGGCTGGCGCATCGGATTGCTGAGAAAATGGAGGAGGTGGCCTGATGTTCCCCGTGACCTGGGCTAATTCCGCCCCCTCCTGGCGTCAGCCCATGCGGCGCCGCCGCCTCATCCGGGGCGCCACCATCGCCCTGTTGTTCGTCGCTCTGGCGTGCGTGGGAGGGTAGCATGCCGCTGTTTCCCATCCCCGACGACAAGGACGCCTGGCACGCGATCCGCGCGCAGCACATCGGTGCGTCGGAAGTGGCCACGCTCTTCAGCGTGCAACCGGAATACATGCCCGGCCTGTTTGCGCTTTGGCAGGTAAAGGCAGGTCGCATCCCGCCCGAGAACGTGGACAACGCCCGCACCCGCGCCGGCTTGGCGCTGGAGGAAGCGATAGCTCTCCTCGCTGCCGAGCGAGAGGGCTGGAAGGTGCTGCCGGGCCAGTACGCGAAGCGCGGAGGCCTCGGCGCGACGCTGGACCGTATTATCGCGGAGCCGGGCCCGAACGATCCCGAGTGCAGCGGCCCCGGCGTTCTGGAACTGAAGAATTCGGACTGGCTTGCCCACAAGAAGTCTTGGGGCAGCGAGCCGCCGCGACACATCCTGCTGCAGCTTCAGGCGCAGATGCTGGCCTCTGGCTTCACCTGGGGTGCCATCGCAGTCCTGGTGGGCGGGAATGACCTCCGCATCCACCGCTTCCGGCCGCGGCCCCGCATCCAGGCAGCCATTGCCCAGCGGGTGGATGCCTTCTGGGGCAGCATAAAGGCCGGGCGTGTGCCGAACGCTGATGGGTCCGACGCGACCTGGCGCGCGCTGCAGGTGCTCGAGCCCGAGATCGTGGACGAGGAGGCGGATCTTACCACCTCAGCCGAAGAGGCCGCTGCCTGCGCGGCCGCCCTGGCTGCGGCCCGGCAGGCAAAGCGCGATGCAGAGAAGCGCGAGGGCGAGGCTCGTAACCGCCTCGCGCAGCTGCTGGGCGGCCATCGTTGGGGTCGTGCCGGAGACTTCCTCATCAGCGCCGCCGACGTACCCGCCACGCCCGACCGGCCAGCGAAGCCGGGCGAGATTATACGCGGCAGGGCTGCGAGCCGCCGCATCACCGTGAAGGAGGCACACGCCGCATGAGCATGACCGCCACCAAGCCCCCTGCCCCGCAGGAAGTGCTGAAGCGCCAGCTGCAGCAGATGGGACCGGCACTCGGCGCCGCGCTGCCCAGCAACGTGCCGCTGGAGAAGTTCAAGAACGTCGTCCTGACGGTTGCCAACCAGAACCCGAAGCTGCTGCAGCTGGACCGTAAGAGCCTGCTGGGTGCCTGCATGCGCTGCGCGGCCGATGGCCTGGTGCCGGACGGGCGCGAGGCAGCCATCGTGGAGTTCAAGGGCGTCGCCCAGTACATGCCCATGGTGGTCGGCGTGCTGAAGCGGGCCCGCAATTCCGGCGAGATCAGCAGCATCAACGCCCATGTCGTCTACGAGGGCGACGAGTTCTCCATCAAGCTCGGCGATGAGGAAGGGATCACCCACGTCCCCAAGCTGGACGGCGATCGCGGTAAGCCGCGCGCGGTCTATGCCATCGCCCGCCTGAAGGATGGCGGCGTGGCCCGCGCCTGGATGACGGTGGCCGAAGTCGAGAAGGTGAGGAAGGTCAGCCGCTCCGGGCAGGCACCGGGCAGTCCCTGGAACGCCTGGTGGGACGAGATGGCCAAGAAGACCGTGATCCGCCGCCTGTCGAAGTACCTGCCCATGGATGCAGAGAGCGCGCGCGTGATGGACCGCGACGACGATCTGGGCAAGCCACAGGGCGACGCCGATGCGGTGCAGGGCATGGTGATCGAGGGCATGGCGGACAGCCAGAGCGATCGTCTGGACGCGATCGAGGCCGACCTCACCGGCGAGGTGACGGAGATCGGCAACGTGCCTGAGGCTGAGCTTGTGGAGCACGGCACCGAATGACCCGCAAAGCACACGGGGAGCTAAAGGCTGCCGTGAGGCATGCTCTGGCCGACGGCCCCCTCACCTCGGCGCAACTGGCCGAGCGGGTCGGCACCACGCCAGAGGGGGCGCGCGCCCAGGCGCAGCGCCTCGGCATTTCGCTTGCGCGGGAGCAGCGCGGCCCGGTGCGCTGGACGGAGCCGATGCTGGAGGAGCTGCGCCGCTGCGTGCAGTCGGGCGTGACCGTCGACCGCATGGCCCAGCGTGTGGGCGTGGCCATCCCTTCCCTGGTGCGCGGCCTCGCCATTCTCGTGCGCCGAGACAAGCCGGCGACGGTGCGTACCGCCACAACCCGCGCCCGCGGCACCCGCCCCATCCAAGCCGAGGGGGAGCACCCTGGTAGTGCCTGACGGCTCCTCCCTGCCCGGCTGGCCGCTCCTCATGGACGAAACCATGGCCGCGCGCTTCACCGGCTACACCCGCCGGGATTTTCGCGCATTGGTGAAGGCGCAGATCTTTCCGCCACCCAGGGCGTTCGCTCCGGTGGAGATATCCCGCTGGCATCGATTCGAGTTGGAGGCGGTGACTGGCCGCCTCTATGGACTGGACGCCCTCGCCCCCACACAACAGGATGAGGCGGCCCGGAAGGCCGCCATGGAAGCCCTTGATGACTTCACCCCTCCCCCGCTCCGGCGGCAGGCTTCCCCACGTCCAGGCAATCCGAAAGGGTGATCGGGTCTATCTCTATTACCGGCGCGACGAGAAGCGGACGCCGCTGCCAAGCCCGGAGGGAAGCGCCGCCTTCCTCGCTGCCTACGACCGAATCCATGCCCTTCATGAGGCGGGGCCGAAGCGCGAGCGGCCGGACGATGGCACGGTAGAGGCAGCCATAGCCGCCTATCTGGGCGGTGCCGACTTTCAGCAACTCGCCCCTGCCACTCAGCGCCACTACCGGCACTCGCTGGAGCCGTTCCGGGCCAAATTCGGCCCCCTGAAGCTCGCGAATCTGGATCCGCCCTGGTGGGAGGCGCTGCGGGCCAAATACGGGGCGCGCCCGGCCGACTGGAATCGGCTGAAGTCACACATGCAGCTCGTCATCGCGCATTACCGAAGGCTTCATCCCAAGGCACTGCCCGTGAGCCCACTTGCCGAGGTGAAGAGGCTCCGGGTGAAGGGGAAGTCGGATCAGAATCGACCCTGGCCCCGAGGTGTGTTGCTGGCGGTCCTGCGAGAGGCGACCCCAGAGTTCCGGGCCCTGCTCTTCTGCTACCTGCTGACCGCCCAGCGTGGCGGGGACGTCACGTCCATGCGGCCGGCCGCCTACAACGAGGACGCAAGGACGCTCTCCTTTGTCCAGAGCAAGACCGACAAGCCCATGGTCCTGCACGTCCCTGATGCCCTCGCAGCCGCCTTCGCCGCCATGAAAGGCCGGCGGGAGGATGTGCTGCTTGCCACACCGCGCGGTGAGGCGTGGACGCTCAGCAATGCCCAGGAGATGCTGCGGCGGATGCTCCGGCGGCTGGGCTTACCGCGGTACACGCTCCACGGTCTTCGGGCCACCGGCCCGACCGCCCTCACCATGGCAGGCGTATCCAGCCCGACCGGTCGCAGCCTCACGGGCCATGAAAGCGACGCCCAGTATGAGGTCTATACCCGCGGAGCGATTGGCTACGACCTGGCGCGCGAGGCTGCCGAGCAATTGGTCACGATTTTCGGAGGAATTTTGTCGGAAGCGGAGGCTTCCGGGAATCGGACCAAAGCCTCGGGTGTGACCGGAAGAGCAGCGACGAAGGCCAAGATGGAAGCAAATGAGCGAACGACCTCGCAAGTATCAGCGCCGCCATCGGCTCCTGGGGCACGACAAAATAGCCGAAAAGGCAGTGCCATGGCCTAGTTCTCGATCAGGTGTTTACTTCCTGATCTACCAAAGGGAGGTGATGTACGTCGGGCAGTCGACGGACGTCTATGCGAGGGTCGCCCAGCATGCCCGAACCCGGAAATTCCAGGCTTGGCACTGGATTCCATGCGAACCCGAAATGCTCCTGGCGCTGGAGCGCGAATACATCCGAAAACTTGCGCCGCGATGGAATGAGAACGGCGCTTTAATCGGATTGCGGTACCAGCTTGAGCGCGAGGCAGAAGCAGCGATCGAGGCTGGCAACCGCCCTGTAAACTCGCCGGAATTGTAA